GATGGTAAAAATAAATTACTAGACATAGGCAAAGCAATTAGAGAAAAAGCACAAGAACAAGGTTTACAACCATCAGCATTCTTAGGATACTTGGTTACTAAAGATCCTGAAAAATATGGCGCATTAGCAAAACTTGAGAGTATCATTGATGGCACTGGTTAAATGAAGCTTAAAGAAATAATAAAAGAAAAAGATTTGATTCAAAAAGAATCAATGACTGATACAAGCATACAAATAAAACATCCACAATCAGCTGGGTCACGTGGTTTAAAACACTTAAGAAAAAAAATTGATATATTAGAAGATAAATGGCCAAACATTGATCATTTTTACGATGTTAAAGAAAGTCAGTTAATATTAAAACGACCTAAAATGGATGACTATTTGGTAACGGCTATAAAGCAAATAGCAGACCAGTCTAAAGCATATCCAGAAATAATTGCCAGAATTTACGAAGCAATAACTGGTGATAAAACCACATATAATCCAAAATACGATTCATATACAATAGACAAATAATAATTTATCTGTTATAATGTAAATTGTTATAACAAAAAAGGAGATATCTAATGACAGGGAGAATGTTTGATGCTGACTCGACAGCAAAACTTAAAAGATTAATAGAAGAAGGTATGCAAGTTAAACAAGAAGTTTCTGATTTAAGTGCTGGATTGCGTGAAACTGTTAAAGCATTGTCTGAAGAACTGGAAATTAAACCAGCAATGTTAAACAAAGCAATTAGTGTCGCATTTAAGGCAGGATTGCATGATGAACAAGCAAAACTTGAAGAACTGGAAACTATTTTAGCAACAGTTGGCAAAACACAATAGTGATAGCAACAGTTAAACAGTTCTTTAAAGATTCATATACCTTAAGTCCTGTGGCTTTTTGGTGTGAGACATTTGAAACTATATTATTAGTTGGTGGTAGTGCAGTATTAACATTTACAGTACTAGATCCAGCAACATGGATATTTGTTCCAATGTATTTGGTTGGTTCTATATTAGGAATAATTAGTTCAGTAATTCGTAAAGTAGCAATGGTAATATTTTTGTGCAGTTGGTTTACAGTAATGAATTTAATAGCATTAACAACATTAATAATTAATGCAATATGAGTTACATAGACGCATACTTTAATAGAGAACGTGATCAACTTTATGTTGCAGAACGTGTAAATGGTAAAAGAATTTACACAGACTATCCAGCAAGATATGTATTTTACTATGAAGATCCTAAAGGTAAACATAGATCAATTTTTAATACACCAGTATCTAGAATATCAACCAAGCAAAATAAAGATTTTCAAAAAGAATTAGCCGCACATAAAGGTAAGCAAATTTATGAAGCAGACATAAATCCAATCTTTAGATGTTTAGAAGACCATTATATTGATCGTGAAACGCCACAACTAAACATTGCTTTTTTTGATATTGAAGTTGATTTCGATCCAACTAAAGGTTTTTCAAAAGCATCAGATCCATTTATGCCAATTACATCAATTACATTATATCTTCAATGGATTAAACAGTTAGTTACAATTGTTATACCACCCAAAACACTTACTAAAGAAGAAGCAACAGAAAATATAAAAGATTTTGATAACACATACATTGTTGATAATGAAGCAGAACTTTTACAAACATTCCTTGGTGTAATAGAAGATGTTGATGTATTAAGTGGTTGGAATTCAGAAGGATATGATATACCATATATTGTTAATAGAACAATAAAAGTATTAAGCAAAGATGACACTCGTAAAATGTGTTTATGGAGTTTACCACCACGCAAAAGAAAATTTGAACGTTTTGGCAACGAAGAAACTACATATGATTTAATTGGTCGAGTCCATTTAGACTATATGCAATTATATAGAAAATACACATATGAAGAAAGGCATTCATTTAGTTTAGATGCAATCAGTTTTGAAGAACTAGGAGAACGAAAAACTTTATATGAAGGAACATTAGATACCTTATACAACAATGACTTTAAAACATTTGTTGAATATAATAGACAAGATGTAATGCTAATTTCTAAACTTGATGACAAACTAAAATTTATAGATTTATCAAATGAGTTGGCTCACGCAAATACTGTATTGCTACAAACTACAATGGGTGCAGTTGCAGTTACAGAACAAGCAATTATAAATGAAACGCATAGACGTGGTATGGTAGTTCCAAATAGACCACATCGTGAACCACACTCAACATCAGCGGCAGTTGGTGCCTATGTTGCTCATCCACAAAAAGGATTGCATGATTATATTGGCTCAATTGATATTAATTCACTATACCCATCAATCATTAGAGCATTGAACATGGGTCCAGAAACTATTGTTGGACAAATAAAACAAGATGCTACAACTAAAATGATTAATGAACGAATACAATTTGAAAAGAAAACACCAGCATCAGCATGGGAAGGAGAATTTGCTACAGTTGAGTATACAGAAGTTTTAAGAAAAAATAGAGCATTCAATTGTGTAGTTGAATGGACCAATGGAACTGAAAGTACACATACAGCGGCAGAACTGTATGGTATGATATTTGAAAATGAATCTAAATGGGGTTTATCTGCAAATGGTACAATATTCACATATGAATTCGAAGCAGTTATTCCAGGATTATTAGAAAAATGGTTTTCTGAACGAAAGCAAATGCAAAATAAATTACGTGAATCTATACAAGCCGGAAATAAAGTTGAACAAACATTTTGGGATAAAAGACAATTAGTTAAAAAAATTAACTTAAACAGTTTATATGGTGCTCTATTAAATCCAGGTTGTAGATTTTTTGACTTAAGATTAGGACAATCAATAACACTAACAGGTAGAACTATTACAAAACATATGGCGGCAAAAACAAATGAAATTATTTCTGGTGAATATAATCATCGAGGTAAGGGAATAATATATGGTGATACTGATTCTGTTTATTTTTCTGCATACCCGATGGTTAAAGAAGAAGTAGAAGCAAAAAAAATGCCTTGGACAAAAGAATCATGCATCGAATTATATGATAAAATTGCAGATGAAGTAAACAAGTCATTTCCAAGATTTATGTATGAGGCTTGCCATTCACCAGAATCAAAAGGTAAAATAATTCGTGGCGGCAGAGAAGCAGTAGCATCAAAAGGTTTGTTTATTACTAAAAAACGTTATGCTACTTTAATTTATGATTTAGAAGGTACTAGACAAGACAAAATTGAAGGTACTTGGAACAGAAATGTTAACGTTGACGAATATGGAAAAGTTAAAGCAATGGGATTAGACTTAAAAAGATCTGATACACCAAAATTTGTACAAGATTTCTTAAGTGATATATTATTAATGGTACTAACAAATAAAACAGAAGCAGAAATAATAAAATTTATTCAAGATTTTAGATTAGAATTTAGAGAACGTCCAGGTTGGGAAAAAGGAACCCCAAAACGTGTAAACAATCTCACCGAATATGTAAAGAAAGAGCAACGACTTGGTAAAGCAAATATGCCTGGCCACGTAAGAGCAAGTATGAATTGGAATACAGTCAAAAAAATGTACAAAGACCAACACTCGTTAGACATAACAGATGGTTCAAAAGTTATTGTATGTAGATTGAAAAATAATCCATTAGGATATACATCAATAGCATATCCTATAGATGAATTAAGAATACCACAATGGTTTAAAGAATTATCTTTTGATAATGAAGGTATGGAAGAGGCCATAATTAATAAAAAACTAAACAACTTAATTGGTGTACTAGATTATGATTTAGGAGCATCGGAACAAAACACTACGTTTTCAACTCTGTTTGAATTTTAATGAATCAAAAATTAAAAAATAAATTTAATGATATACTACAAGAATTAAATTCTATTGATATTACTGAAGTTGAAAAACATCAAGAAACATTAGAAAATATGCTTACTAAAACACGCACAGCAATTAATATGTTACGTGACATAAATCCAAATCTATTAGCCTCACTTAATATACAATCAACAAATTCAAAAACTGCAGAATGGTTTGAGTTAGATCGAAAAAACAAAATAGAACCAATTGTACCTCCCAAACTTAAAAAAGATTTATTAGGTATATGTGAAAACGCAAAAATTCATACGTTATCTTGTTTACTATTAGGATTAGGTAATGGTTACTGGATTGATCATTTATCAGCATTTGAACAAATTCATACTGTTGATTTTTATCCACATATTCCGGAAGAACTTAATAAAAAATATCAACCAAAGTTTTTAGCACATCTAATCCATTGTATGTTAGATGCTAATCATGGATACACTAATTTAGATATAATACCAAATGATGAAGTTGGATATATTTTTAGTTGGGATTTTTTACCATATTTTACTGTACCACAATTAAAAAAATTATTTACACAAATGAATAATAAACTAATAAATGGTGGGCGAGGACTTATACATTTCGCAAATGCTGACAACAAAAACGATCTAGAATTAATTAAACAAGGATATTATGCATACAATGATCA